CATAGCAACTATCTGAGCTTGATATTGTGCCACCTAAAGTTAAAGCAGTTCCAGATATTGAATAAGATGCTGGATCTTGCCTTACATTATTTACAAAAATTGCAACATCATTAACTGATGCAACGCTATGATCTAAAGTATAAGATGATCCATTATTGCCAGTTATAACTTGACGTTTTAAACTTACAAAGTTGTTTGATGGTTGATTACCTAAATATGCCATTATTATTCCTATGTACTGATTGAATCAACAAGAGAAAGTATTACATCAACTGAACTTCCAACAGAGGCTAGTGCCTCTACAGAATCTCCAGACTGAAGTACAACTTTTGAACCTCCGTCAATTAACTCTAGTGAGCCTCCAACAGGTATGGGTGCATCTTTTATCAGATAGTAACTTGTGCCACCATTTTTTACAGTAGCATCTACTGTTACAGCAACAGTTCCTTTATTTGCAAATCTCATTCCGATAATTGCATCATCACTGTTAGCAGCAGCTCTTACTTCTGTAGCAGATGTTCCGATACTTGTTTTTAATACTCTTTCAAAATCTTGAGCCATTTGTTTTTCTCCTTATAAACTAAAGCGCAATTGCCATAGCGACTGCAAAACCTGGTGTTGCAGCAGTTGTGTTTGCATTAACTAAAGTAACTATTCTTGATAATGCTGCTTTTCTATTAGTGCCACCTGCTCCATCATCCACAATAATTAAATCAGATGTAGTTAAGTCTGCACCTATATCAGTTCCACCATCAATATCAATAGCAGCTAAAGGTAAAGTTCCTGTATCACCAGTTCCAATCAAAGTTCCTGTAGCTGCTGGTAGAGTTGAAACACTTGAGCTTCCTGCTGAGTGAGGTTGCGCTTGTAGTGTTTGTGCATGAGCATTTGACGATTCGCAATAGAATTTAACTTTTGAAACATTGCCAGTTCCAGTTCTAATATCAATTAATCCATCAGAGACAGTTACACCACCAGAACTTCCGTTACCATCTAATAAAACTTTACCAGATCCATTAGGTAATACAGATATATTACCATCAGATACAGAAACAATCTCTGATATAACTGGAGAAGTTAAAGTTTTGTTAGTTAAAGTTTGAACTCCATTTAATGTTACATCACCAACATTAGATGGTTGAACAATTGTAAAAACTATATTGACTGAGCCAATAGAACCTGAATTGTCTGTTGTGCATAAAAATATTTTATCTGCGTTTGTTGATCCCTCTTGAACTATAACTAATTGACCAGCTAATTCTGCAACAGTATCATAATCGGTATCTCTTGTAGCGGTACCTGATGCAACAACATTATAGATACCATTTTCAGTAGCATCTGTTTGATTTTTTACTAAAATTTTATTACCTGTAGCAAGTGTAATACCATCTAGTGTATCACCATTTTGTAAATCAGATGATAATGTAATATTTGCAGTTGTTGCAACTCTTGTAATAATTCTAGTTTTTAAACCAGCAACTAAATTATCAACATAGTTTTTTGTTGCTGCATCTGAACTTGCAGATGGTGCGCCAAGACCAGTAATAGTACCACCTGATATGGCTACACTGTTGGCTGCTTGTGTTGATATTGTTCCAAGTCCTAAAGATGCTCTTGCAGTTGATCCTGTTTCTGCAACCCATGTTGAACCGCTTCCAACAATAAAGTTGCCATCTGTAGTAGCTAAAGCACCAATTGCTGTTAAACTAGCATTGGATGCCTCTCTTGCATCAAGTTGTGTTTGAATGTTTGAAGTTACTCCGTTTAGATGTCCGAACTCTGTGTTAGAGATTGTACCATCATGTATTTTAGTTGCATCAATAGCTGCACTTGCATTTATGTCTGCATTTACAATCGCACCATCATTTATTTTTGCAGATGTTATTGCACTATCTGCAATTTTTGCAGTTGTTATTTGGCTATCTGCTATGTGTGCTGTATCTATACTTCCGTCAACATAATGCTCAGAGTTAATACTATCGTCAGCAATTTTAGTTCCATCAATTGCATCAGCAGCAATCTTTGCTGTTGTAACATTACTATCTGCTATTTTAGCAGTAGTAATCTGTGAATCTGCTATGTGAGCTGTATCAATACTTCCATCTACATAATGTTCTGAATTTATACTATCATCAGCTATCTTAGTTCCATTTACTGCGTCTGCTGCAAGTTTGGCTGTAGTAACTGATCCATCAGCTAATGTTGCAGTTGAAATTACACCTTCAGGTATTGATGAATTAGTTTTTGTTAATGCTGCTAAATAAACATTTGATATTGCTTCATTCGATAAGTTTCCACTATCAAAAGAAACAACGACTGTTGTATCAGTTGAAAAAGATGAGCTTGATATAGTTCCAAATATTGTACCTGGTGTAGTGGCTGTTATTTTTATTCTTCTACCTGCATGGTAATCTGATGTAACATTAGAACCAACTATTTTAAATGAAGTTGCTGAAACATAAGTTGCAGTGTAACTTGCATCTCCATCTCCATATTCAATCCATTGTGCATCATTGAACCAGTCTCTAGTATTTTTCATCAATGCTCTGATTGCATTGTTAAGGTTTGAAGGTAACATACCTTCAGCGACTGATATTGAATTTAGTGATGTGTTGTTTGATTGTGTTGTTGAATAATTTTTAATATTAGTTGTCATCTAATCTCCTATAAACCATGCAAAAACTTTTTGGCTTTCTTTATTTCTATCGTTTATCAAAGTATTAATAGCTTCTTCTATTTGTCTTTGGAAGAATTCTTGTGTTTCAAAACTGTATCTAACATTATCTATATCAGTTTTTTCCGTCATCTCAATCCTATTCTTGATGCAATTAAATCAACCCCTTGAGCATGAGTCCATACTGATCCTGAAGGTGTTGTAACTTTTATTCTAAAATATCTACCTGATTGTCTAACTGGATTGTCTCCACTTGCCACCATTGATGATGATGAAGATTCTGTAACTGTATCTGCTAATCTCTCTCTACTACTTATTGTAACTGTAGATGTAGCATCAACAATCGGTCTTATATTGACTATACTACTTCTATGACCTGGAAACAACTCTAATTCTCTAGTTTCAATAGTTCCTTCATTTTCAGTTCCTGAAAAAATAGCTGCTTTAAAATTGCTATCAATAGCACCTAAATATAGCTGTCCACCATTCCAAAAGTCAGTGTCTAAAGCAATATTAATTGCATCAAGGTTTTCAGAAATAATATCCATAAGTTCTACAGTATATGCTCCCACAAACTGAGAAAAGATTGTACTAGCACTAGCATCTGCTGTTGACCATTTTTGTGTAGCATAATTATAAATAATTACTTTATCACATATACCAGTCGTATTTGCAGTATTACTAGCAGATGGATATAGCCACAAAGCTAATTGATTAAATGGATCGACTGCTGCACATATTCTATCGCTAAATGCTTTGTTTAAATCTGTATCAAAAAATCTATTTACTTTTTCTGCACCAATTGAAATTACCTGATCTCCATTTATTTCAAAGAAACCATCATCTGCATAAAAGAAAACCCTTCTATTATCTTGACAAACAGTTCTTCCTAATACTGCACCTCTGTTTGGTGATATTACTGATAACCTAAACACAGTTGCACCACCAACATAGTCCATACGAATTATTTGATTTTGTCTAAACACATAACCAATCTCTCCTGATGTTATGTGAACTATTTGACCACCTGAACCTGGTAAATCTTGTAAGTCAGATTGTTTTTTACCTGCCTCCCAAGTTGAAAGATCATTGATACCTGACCATTGAATACGATTTGAGTTATTAGTATGGTTTCCTGTAACTAAAAAATCTCTAACTACACCTGAAACTTTAAATACAGGAACAGTTCCTGATGTTGCAATACTAGAAAGATTTGCAAAGTTTGTTGATGAACCCATCAGATAATATTGAGCTGCATCAACTCCATTACTTGCAATTATGTATTGTCCAAATTGTGTAAAAGTAAAATAATCTGTATTACCACCAGTCAAACTTCCTTTTCTTGATGTAAATGTTCCACCATCTAATTGAAAGATGTCTGTATTTTTTGCAACAAAGTTAAATACATTATTTGAGTTATCTCTAAATGAACCTGCGCCTCTACTATCTGCACCTATGTCATTTGATGAATAAGCAACTAATGAAGGAAATCGTTTGTAAGATGATGCTGCAAAGTAAACATTATTGGCAACATTAGCACCAGGATTTAAATATTCAGGTTGGTCAGGTAGCCATTCTCCAAAAGGTATTTGCATTATTCTCCTATTGGTTATTGTTTGTTACAGCAACATAATTATCATGGAAAGAACCAGCTACAGTTATATCTGATCTTTGTTGTAACGGAGCAGAACCATATTGATCTTCCCTGTCATTTCTTTCAAGTCTTTCCATAGCGGTTGTGTACATCCCTTGCCATTGTTGTAGTCTTGCAGGTTCTACACCACCTAAAAAATTAGCAGCATGATACAATGATCCATATAAATAAATAGCAGGATGACTTGCTAGAATAAAATTAGATGTATTAGAATCTGATAGTGCCTCAAACTTAGCATAATAATTTAGTGTACCTGTGTATGAAGATGCTGGTGTTGGTGCAAATCTAAAATTATCACCTAGTATAGTATATGTTGAAGGCATACCTGTTGTAGAAGAACCTTTTATTTCATCTGTTTGTGCAGGTGTTATATATTTCAAAGGAAACTTTGTTCCTCCTTGAGTAATAAAAAAATCTCTTACTTGTAAAAAATTTGAAGGCATAGATTCTGTTTCTGAATCTATAGTTATAGATGTTGTCTTAATCATTTTTCTGATTCTTAATTTAGAATTAAAATCAGCCTCTGTTAAAACAATAAAATCTGATGCTATCTCAGTAGTTAAATCTGATCTATTTAACCAATTAGCAATTGCTGTTTTTAGTTCTGAATAAGTTGATAGTGCCATTATAAATTACCTTCAGCAGTTTTAAAATATCTAAACTCATTAGAATTTAGTTTTTTTTTTAAAATTTTCTTTTGAACTTCTTTTGGAAGACCAAACCAATTACGACTTCCATTATACTCATTAGCCCAAACAGATAAAGCAATAGTTGGAATACTTGCTACTCTTTTTAAATCTCTTGATTTAGAATAACCATCATTCAAAGTTAATAATCGTTTATTATGTTGTAAATGAGGTTTTACATTAACTTCTTCTTTAACAGCTATTTTTCCCTCCATGTCGTCTTTGACATAGGTTGTTTTTTGTAAGCCATCAAAACTTATATCTTTCGTCATACTCTACCTTGACCTTTGTACCTAGTTTTTTTCTTGTTTCTTTTCTCAGATTTGTTCAAAGTCTTTTTGTGTCTTCTTGGTCTTTTCTTTGGTTTTGGTCTTGGAACAAAATGAGTAAATTTTCTTTTTGCCACTAAGCACTCATTTCGACAACAGAAATATCATTTCCACTTGCACCAATAACAGCAACTTTTTCACCTGGAGAAATTTTGAAAATTTCAGGTTCGTCAGCAGGAATAAAAATACTATTAGCTGTAGCTGTTGGATTTGCACCAAATAAAATATGAACATCTGCATTAGAACAAATTCTTACATATTCTGATTGATTGCCAAAAGCTGATGATTGTGTAGATGTACTTCCAGATAAAGTTACCATCTGAACTGTTGTAGGTCTTAATCCATAATTAAAACTCATATATATCTCCTATTAATATGGGGGAACTTCCGCTAGGCATGAACCCCCATTTGGTTTTTATCTTCTTATAACAAATGTCACAAGTAATTTTTTAGATCCAGTAGAACCACCATCAGTAATCATTTCGATAGTTCCATCTTCCTCAACTCTATTTAAAGCTGTTGGTGTAGATGAATCTACAGTACCAGCAGCAGAACCAGAGTGAGCTACAGTTATACCACCACCTGTTACAGCAGTGCCACCGATTTCAAAACTAATTGCAGCGTTTCCACCAGATATAGCTCCTTGTAAAGCAGTAATAATTTTAATTATTTTACCACCATCAGGCACAGCAACAAAAGTTGATGATGCTGTAGAAATATCTTCTATTTCAGCAGTTAAAAAGTAGTCGTTTAGTGTTCTCATTTTTTATCCTTTTATTTGCTTCGTTCCGTCATTGAATGACTTCAAAGACCAAACAAAATGTTAATTTTATGATGGGGGATTGCTCCCCCACCAAATTAATTATTATGAAGTTGTAAGGTCAGTAACCATACCACTTGCTTTTTCGTTTCTTGACTCAAGAGTGTACTCAGCAACCATAAATCTCTGATCTGCGTCAGCAGTCTGAGCTGGAGTTTGTAGAGCAAAGTCTCTTAAGAAAGCAACTGCAAAGTAGTCCATCTCTAAAATAAGAG